AAGGTGATGAACATGTTGAGACATATGTGGAAGATTTGAGTGTGCCTGACCACTTCTTCTCCTGATAATATATTGAGGTGATAAATATATTATATTGTCACCTCCACCAATGGCTTACTATCTTACTAAACCATGTTTGATTCAGTCTTCAAAGACATTATACTACACTGGTGATAGTGTATGGTCTGATGAAATATCAGATAAAAAGAATTTTCCTACTAGAGGTCCATTGGACGAAAAGATTGCCAATGTAGACGGCAAATCTGGTGGGTTTAAGAATGCAACTGTGGTAAAGGCATGAAAAACTTACAACTTTTTTTAGAACAGGCTAAAGTTAAAACAACAGAACTCAACAAAAGTCAAAGTGAATTTGAAAAAACTCAGGCTGAATTGGCTAAAGGGAGTACCTTGAATTACAATTATGGTGGATCAGATACTCTTAATTCGCCAGAAGATAGAGACTTTACAGTGAGTGCTAGAGAAAGGTACTTAGAATCAACTAAAGAACGAAGAGAGCGAAAAGAGAAAGAAAGGGAAGAGAAAAAAAGAGAAAAAATTGCAGCAGAAAAGGCGGCAGAAAAAGAGGCAGAAAAACAAGAACTTAGAGATATAAGAGACGACATAAAAACCCAAAAACAAGAACTTAAGAGAGCTCTTGCAACTGAAGAACTTGGTACTGGACTGACAATTACTGGTCCTCGTGCAAAACGAAGTGCCGCAGATCGTAGAAAACCCGGTGTAAAACAAAGAGTTAAGGCACTTGGTGGTGGTAAGACTGCACCAGTAGATTATAAACCACAAGGTGAGAAACCAAACAGAAGTGGTAATAATAAAACTTCAAATACTACTCAACAACCTGAAAAGGCCAGAGATGACAAACAAGTCAAACAGTCATATGCTGACAAAGTAAAGGCAGATAGAAGAGCTGCAGCACAAGCAAGAGCACAGGCCAAAAAGAGTGGTGGTGAGGTAAAGACAACTAAAGCATCTTCCAAAGATACGACAAAGGCTGCAGACAAACTCCTGTCAACAAAGAAAGCCAAGTCTGTATCTCCTGATTACAAACCAGCCAAAGCTTCTGGTTATACCAGAGATCAAAGAGATAAGATTAGAGGAGAAGGTGAAAGATACTTGAAAGGTATCTTCAAAGATCAAGAGACCGCCAAATATAAGAAAGAAACAGGTGTCAATCCTGATGCTAAAGGTAGACAAAAGATCCTTGGTAGAGTCAATAAGAGGATGAAATGACACAAAAAATGATGCGGTTGTTCAACACACTCACAGAGGCTAGAACTTACATCAAAAATGATCAGTCAATCTCATTATCAAAGGCCAAAGAGTATGTTGAAAGAAATACTGTATTGACAAATGGTGTTACAGGTAGTAAAATATGGGTAATTCTTCCGTAATTATTGGGCAGTCATGTGCAGGGGTGTATTTGACATAAGACCCAATCTACGATATAATAAATAATAATACCCCTGCAAATTGAAGAATGGACTTTAACTGTGAAGGTCTTAATCACATATTTGACTGTGATGGACCGTCAGTAATTACACTGACAAAGTATACACAACTCGATTGCCCACTAACTGGGCCTGGTGCACCACGGTATGGTATACCTTGGTCAGATAGTGAGAGAGAGTTACAACTTAGCACAAACCCATACTTTACCAAAGAGAGCCAAATTGAGGCTGGTAAGAAAGGTGGGCGCACTACGAAAGATAACAATTTAGGTATCTTCAATCCTGAGTATGATAGGACACCCAATGCAAGAATAGCTGGTGCCAAAGGTGTCAAGACCCAAATTGAGAACAATATTGGTATTTGGGCAATGACCCCTGAACAACAATCAGAGAGGTCAAAGAGAGGTGCCAAGACTACAACATCTCAACGGTGGAAATGTTTAGTCACTGGTCACATATCGACCCCTGGTGGTTTATCTAACCATCAGAAGGGGTTAGGTATAGATTACAAGGACAAATCCCTCCGTGTTAAAGTTACTCACCCCCAATTGACCACTATAGTGTAACCACAAGAAAATATGTCACTCACTCACATCGAACATCCAGAAGACTGCATTCTGACCGGTGATTTATCAGTATTTGACCTACTTTATGATGTGGGTCATATCTCTATGAAAATGGACGGTATGAGTTTGGTTTGGGGCACAAACCCACTCAATGGTAAGTTCTTTTGCTCGACAAAAGCCGCATTCAATAAGAAGAAAGATCGTAAATGTTATACTACTGATGATATATTTGAGCACTTTGGTCATCAAATGGAAGTGTTCGAGATTCTGTCATATTGCCTTAAGTATCTACCAAGAACTGATAATATCTACTGGGCTGATTGGCTTGGTTTCGGTAGAACTGATGTATTGACACAAAATACTCTTACCTATGCATTCCCTGAGGCTATCACTCAGAAACTGGTAATCGCACCACATACTCAAGTGTATGTTACCACTGCATTTCACGAACCTATCTGTGAACCAATCAAAGAATCGTTTGATGACAGTGTTATCATCAAGTGGGTACAACCTTCTGTTGATCGTATCTTTGGTGGTTATGATGCACCTAAGATTAACACCGACAAGGTTAAGTTCCTGACCGATAAAGAAGCAAGTCAGGCTAAAGTGGCTATCAATGCACTTATCAAGTCTGGTCAGTTTGTTGATGATGCATCACTTACTGACATTCTAGGTTGTCCTTTCCTTGCAAACCTGTATCAGTTAGTGATTGACATCAAGTATGATTTGATGGATAGTTTGATTGTCAACGATGCACCAACTGCATATCTTCCTAATGGAAAAGAGACTGATGGTGAAGGTTATGTCTTTCACTCCGACACTTATGGTTCAGTTAAATTGGTAAATAGGACAACTTTTGCCTATGCTAATTTCAATCATGGTTTTGGTACTTGACATGTGAATTTTTTTCTGATATGATGTTTTTATATTGAGCATCCTAGATGCCTCAATAATTGTTTATTAAATTGAAATGAAAAAAGTACCCATCACACACAACACAGCAATTGAAGACTTAAAACTCAATAATGATAGAGCCCCAAATTATTTGGGATTAAAATTTTGCAGATTCGAGTTTATTGTACCATCAAGTTCACAGGTTGTAAAAACTACAAATCATCCCAGAAAAGTAGAGAAAAAGAGTGGAAATTGCGATCAACTTTCTGCGTCATTAAAACGAGGATGGATTGTTGGAAGTTTTCCACCTTCTTTTATTGAAAAAAATGGAAAACTTCAATTATTGGATGGTAGACACACACTTGATGCATTTCTTCAAAGTCAATATCACCGGATGCCCGCGGCAATTTACACTAGAGTTCCCTCAGGTGACAAGGATTTTGATGACATGTCCTTAGAAAATCAAGACACCATCAATGGCATGAAGGCAAACGTTGATGGAACATGCAATACCCATAAAGATGATTTTGTATATGCTACAAATAAAGTTATATTACAAGATAATTTGGATAGAGATATTAAAAAAGCTACCCAAATTCTTGAATGGTGTAATATTAATGAAAGATATAATTACATTGGGACAAAAACTGAAATCATTAATAGAGTACTTAACGTCACAAAAGGTAAAACGTCTACTAAAGTTTTTAACACAACAGTAGAAGAAAGACATGAATGGATGAAGGAGAATCCTGAATTTGGTGAAAATAATACTTCAGCCGAAGGATACAAACTTAGATCTACTTGTGTTGAGGAAAAGAGTAATTTTGAAGATTATGCAAGAAGGATATTTTATAGTGCCTTAGATGCAGCAGAGGCAAATATCATTGAAAAACGTATTATTTGGTCAAGTTCGACACATGAGGATCAAATTAAACTTGATAGAAACAAACTGGTATCAATAGTGACTAAATGTCATAATTCTCCAAGAAATTATTTTTATAATCATATTAAATCAGAATTTAAGAAATCTCCTTTTATTGGGAATATTTCACTTCCAAATTGTGATTTAGACAATCTTCCCTTAGAATTATGGGCGGGTCCTCAAATTGATGGTGAAACTGAGGCTATCAGACTTATTTGATAAAATTACGCATCTCCAATTAACTCTCATATATGACACAATTTAATGTAAAAGGTGCCTGGACTGATCGTAATGGTCGTAGGCATAACTTTGAGATACAAACTGATAGTGCGGACAGATCTTTGATACGGGATATTGTAGAATCACAGTATCCTGCAGAGAGAGTTGTAATTAACTCGGTTCGTCAACGATAATAAAGTTACTCACCTCCAATTGACCTCCATAATATAATCACCACCACCACATGACTACTGCTCAAAATCATCTTAAAAATCAACTTAAGTTGATCATGTCTCTTGATCAATCTCAGTTGGATATTTACACTCGGGACACCATGTTCAAGTGTATTGAAGATCTTTCTGGTGGTATTTGTTGGAGTTCTTCACTTAAAATTGATGAAACTGGTGCACTTCTTACTCCCGATGCATTTCTGAGATGGAGTGAATACCCAGATAAGACTCTATCTAAAGTTATTGACATGAAAGTCAAAGGCGGAAATAGTCTTACCAAAGAACACTTTGGTGGTGTTCGTAGTGGATCAAAGTTTATTTTTGCATATCATTATGATAAGTTTATTGAGGATAAATCTTACGATCTAATCAACAATTTCTTGACAGATATTGATAGATTGTCTAAAGTAGTTGTATCTACTCGTAGTGAAAATGAAGCCTTTGCTCTAATTCGTAAGAGAACTCCACAAGATTACAAAGAGATTAACATTTGTAAGTTAATCTATGTCAAAAATGTATCACGAAAGAAATTTGTTGACTGTAAACATAATGTAATTGATTCCGACCTTACTCCATACTTTCCAAAAGTATTGTTAAGATGATAAAGTTACTCACCTCCAATTGACCCCTATAGTATAACACCACAATTCTATGATCACTCTTCGCCCACATCAAAACGAAGCCCGTGATGCAATGCATGTTAATAGTATTGGTCAAATCATTGTTCCAACTGGTGGTGGCAAGACACTTATTGCAATCACTGATGCAATGAAACGGTTCGAGGTAAATACTCCTCGCACCATTGTAGTTGTGGCTCCTAGACTACTCCTGGCCAATCAATTGTGCAGTGAGTATATGGAGCACATCACCAATGCCAATGTTTTGCATGTCCATTCCGGTGATACAAAACACTTCAGCACTACAAAGTCTGATCGTATCAAACTGTTTGTTGATATGTGTCAAACAGTCCGTGAACATGTTATTATATTCACTACATATCACTCTCTCCATCGTGTTCAGGAGTCTGATATTGCAGTAGATACCATTTACTTTGACGAGGCACATAACTCTTGTCAGAATAACTTCTTTGGGCCCACTGAGTATTTCAGTAAGAAGGCTGATCGCGCTTATTTCTTTACCGCAACGAGGAAAACATCTGTAACCGGTAAGAAACATGGTATGAATGAGGTTGAGACTTATGGTCAAGTAATTGCACGCGTATCTGCACCAACTCTGGTTGACGGAGGATATATTTTACCAC